TAGCACACAAAGAAAATCTGGACGAGTTTTTTAAACAATATACACGAAGAAAAGCTGATCCTTCAACTTTAAGTGATGATGAAAGTTAGATAAAAAAACAGGTTTTTTTTATATGTCAAGAAAAATAACACACAAATAGCATATAAATAAGACATAAATAGTACATAAATAACGTTAAAAACGCATTTTAACGTAAAAACCAGTGTTATTATATTCGCCAAAAACAAACAGACCTTTTTGCATGGAGAATATAAAACATGGCAGGTATTACGTTAGCACAAGCCGAAACGTTACTTTCCGCAGCAATAACGTCATATCAAGCTGCTTTAACATCCCAGGAATACAGTAAAAGCGACTATCGTTTAGTTCGTGCCGAATTAAAATCCCTGTCTGATGATGTTTCAAAGTGGGAGAAGCTCGTCCAGAGGTTAAGCCGTGGCGGGATCAGAATCACAGGAGCAACCCCATGCTAAAAGAAACCATTTCAAATAGACTTCCTCAAATCAAAACCAATTTGTTAGACAAAACAATCTCTATTTTTTCGCCTGCTGCCGGGGCAAAAAGGCTCAAGGCAAGGATGCTGCTCGAATTGCTTGGCAGTTATACAGGCGCAGACAAATCAAGACGCAGTCTGAAAGAATGGTCAACTTTCGGCAATGATGCAAATGCAGACATCCTTCCTGATCTTGAAACACTCAGGGAGCGAAGCCGGGATCTTGTCCGCAACAATGCACTGGCGGCGGGCGCTATCAAAACAAAAGTAACAAATGTTGTTGGCACAGGGTTAAGGCTACAGGCAAGGATTGATAGAGAAGCTGTTGGACTGTCAGACGAGCAGGCAGATATCTGGGAGTCAAAAACAGAAAGGGAATGGCGGCTATTTTGGGAATCAAAGGATGTTGATGCAGCAAGAACATTAAATGGGAACGGCATCACAAGAATGGTTTACCAGCAGACAAAAGAAAACGGCGATGTGTTTATTTTGCTTCCCAGAATAAAAAGAAAAGGTATGCCGTATGATTTAACGCTCCAGGTTATTGAAGCTGATATGGTTTGCAACGCTGACAGTAAAAGTGATGATTCAGAGCTTGCAGGCGGCATTAAAAGGGATAAATATGGCGCACCAGTTGAATATCAAGTCCTTACGCAGCACCCAGGATCAGCAGACGCAAAACAAGAATGGCAGAAAATACCTGCATTCGGAAGCAAAACAGGTTTAAGAAACATTATTCATCTTTATAATCCCACAAGGCCAGGCCAGGTCAGGGGCGTTCCTGATCTTGCTCCCGTGATTGAAGCATTAAAACAACTCGGAAACTATACTGAAATAGAACTAACCGCAGCGGCTATTTCTGGTTGTTTTACTGTTTTCATTGAAACAGAAAGCGGCCAGGGCGGGTTTGACTATTCAAATCTTGGTGGTGAAACAGGGCAATCTTCTGGAGATAAAGATATAAAACTTGGAAGTGGACTGATAGTGGAGCTTGCAAATGGAGAAAAGGCTCACGATTCAAACCCAGGAAGGCCAAACAGTTCATTTGATCCTTTTGTGCAGGCTATTTTAAGGCAAATCGGTGTTGCATTAGAACTTCCGTTTGAGATTCTTATTAAGCACTTTACGGCATCATATTCAGCGGCAAGGGCTGCATTGCTTGAAATGTGGAAGTATGTATTGAGCGAGCGATTGTGGCTCACAGATAATTTTTTGAAAATTGTTTATGAAGTGTGGATGCATGAAGCAGTTGCATCGGGAAGGCTTGCTGCTCCAGGGTTTTTTTCCGACCCTGCGATTAAGGCTGCATATCTTGGGTGTGATTTTATTGGCCCAACAAAGGGGCAGATTGACGAATTAAAAGAAGTAAGGGCGGCAGGCGATAGAGTGATGGCAGGGTTCTCAACGATTGCAAAAGAAACTGCCGAACTTACGGGCGGGGATTGGGAACGGAACCACAAGCAGCAGGCAAAGGAAAGAAAAAAACGTTTAGAAGATGGGTTAATTATAGAAATAGAGGTGGCAAATGCAGACAATACAACTGAATGATGCAAAATGCACAGGGCTTTCATTTGTTGCTCCTGTTCAACTTGCAAAGGGCGTGCAAGACCACGAATTTTTGATAGAAGCCTACACGGGGGAAGTAATTGACCGATGGTGGGGGATGCTTTCGATTGATATCAAAGGCATAAAGGCTAAAAATCAAATCCCTGTATTAATGAATCATAACCCTGACAAAATCGTTGGGTATTCAACAAGAACGTTTATCGATAACAGTTTTTTTGTATCGGGCAAGTTTTCTGGGGTTACTGATTCGGCAAAAGAAGCAAAGGGACTGGCAGGCGAGGGCTTTCCATGGCAGGCAAGCATCGGAGTTAAGCCTATAAAGATCATGGCTCTTGAAAAAAATGGCAAAGCGGAGGTGAATGGGAAGATGCTCGAAGGGCCTGCTGAAATATGGCTTGAGTCTGAAGTGATAGAAACGTCTTTTGTGCCGTTAGGCGCAGATGGGAACACCTCTGTTTCTACATTTTCAAAGTTTCAAGAGGTGGCAAACAATAACTTAGGAGAGGTAAAAAGCATGGAAATAACAATGGAGATTTTGGCAAAGGATGCGCCTGATCTGTTAGCTCAGATAAAGACTGGTGCTAAAAAAGAAGGTATTGAAATCGGCGCAAAAGAAGAACTTCAACGGATTAAGGAGGTGTTAAAAAACTCGATGCCAGGGCACGAGGCGCTTGTTGAGACATTGGCTTTTGATGGTAAAACATCAGGACCGGAAGCGGCTGTTCAGATTCTTGCTGCTGAAAAGAAAATCAGAGCGAGCGCACTTGAGAATTTAACCAATGACGGAGTTAAACCTGTTAAACCTGTTGTTCCGCCGGCAGTTGAAACACTAACCAATGACAACATCACAGAAGAGTCTTTTAACAAGTCCGAAAAACTTAAAAAAGAGTTTGGCACATGGGACATTTACGAATCATATGCAAACGCAGTTAAGTCAGGACAGGTAAAAATAATTACAAAAAAGGAGTAAAACATGACGACATTAGCAAAAGATTCAGCCAATATTTATGAGATTGGCCAAAGGAACGAGTTCCCTGTAATAGCTGCTGACATAATATATGAGGGTGCGGCAGTCGGGGTTGTTAACGCATCAGGACATGCAAGACCATTAACCAGTGTTGATAAGTTTGTTGGGTTTGCTGAAAAAAAAGCTGACAACTCAGCAGGTGCAGCAGCAGCCATCAACGTACGAACCATCAAGTCCGGCTCTGTAAAGTTAGCTATTACTGGAGCAGTAATAACAGACGTTGGGCAGCCGGTATATGCACAGGATGACAATGCGTTTTCGTTTATAAAAACATCCGGCGTGTTTATTGGTTTTATGCGGAGATTTGTATCATCAGGGTATGGCATTGTTGAGTTTAATGCAGGGGTTCTTGTTGATCCTCATGCAGGGTTGCTTGCTGAAACTGTATCCGCAAACAAAACGCTTGATGCCTTGGACACAGGCAAGGTATTTTTTGTTGATACTGATGCGATAGCAATTACTCTCCCTGCTGTTGCAAAAATGGGTTTCAGGATCGTTAATGGCGGAGCATATGGAACTCTTATTGTAACTATCTCGCCGGATGCCAACGATGGGATACAGCCGCCTGACATGTCAACTGTTGACAACAAAGACTTAGTCAACACCAAGGCAACAGCCAATCGTGGCGACATGGTTGATATCGAATATGGTGATGCAACAGGATGGGCAGTAACTAAAATGATTGGAACATGGGTTAAGGAGGGTTAAGGAAAATGGGTATTGAAAAAATTACAGAGCGACAGATTATAGGTACGTTCTACAAAACGCTTTCACAGGATGTTGGTGCATCGTGGATTAACGCTGTATCAAATTATTTTACATCAGACCAAAAGTCTGAAGAGTACGCATGGTTAGGCCAAAGTCCACAGATGCGAGAATGGATTGGTGGTAGAAACGCAAAAGGATTTAGAGAAAACGGCTTAACGATTGCTAACAAGCACTTTGAATCAACTATTGAGTATCTTGTTAAAGATCTGAGAAGAGACAAAACAGGTCAGGTTATGGCGAGGATACAGGAGCTTGCAAGGCGAACGAATAGCCACTGGGCGTCTCTTTTGTCAACTCTGATTTTAGCTGGAGAATCTACAACTTGTTATGACGGAGAGTACTTTTTCGACACCGATCACGCCGAAGGAAGTTCAGGAACGCAATCGAATGACATCAATGTTGATATTTCAGCACTACCTTTGGCAGTGGAGGGGACTACAACGGCTCCAGCGGTTGGAGAAATGCAGTTCTGTATTGCTCTTGCAATACAAGCTATTGCCGGGTTCAAAGACGACCAGGGCGAGCCAATGAATGAAGACGCTAACTCATTTGTTGTTATGGTTCCTGTTGCGTTAATGAACGCAGCAATGCAGGCAGTGGCAACACCTGTTCAGGTTGCAGAAACTCAAAGCGCTTTACAGGCTTTAAAGTCCAACTTTTCGATTAGTGTTGTTCCGAATGCAAGGCTGACATGGACTACTCAGTTTGCGTTGTTTAGAACGGATTCATATATAAAGTCTTTCATTCGCCAGGAAGAAACAGGAGTTAGTTTAAAAGTTAAAGGCGCCGGGTCAGAGTACGAGTTCGATAATGATGCTCACCAGTATGGAGTTGATACTTGGCGTAATGTTGGTTACGGATATTGGCAGAATTCATGTCTTGTAACCATGGCGTAAGGAGGTTCTAATGCTTGAATACAGGACAACGAACATAATTGATATTTATTGTGGCCGCATTGGGCTGGAAGACAAACAAGCCGAGTGCCGGTGTAATAGCTTAAAGAAAATAAGCAATGGTGTATATGAAGTTTTAAAGCCTGTACAGTTTAAAGCTGGAGAAAAAATTCTGCTTGATAAGCCTGATAAAATTACGCTTTCCAAACTTGAACCAACACAAAAAGTAAAAGAAAGCGTAATAAAAAAGGAAGAGGAAGCCCCAGCAGCACCAGTGGAAAAAGTAATTATCAGGAAGGGTAAAAAGGCATGACTTTCTCAGAACAGATGCAGGACGATCTTTCAGTGTTTGTTAATCCGAATGAGTTTGGAACATCATTGACTTATTATGATTTACAATTAGTTGCAACGTCCTGCAATGTTATTATTAAGCGTGATGTAATGATTCAACCCTCATCTTATGATGCACAGGTTGTTGAAGCAGGTACAACAATTACTGCTTTATACGCTGATATTGGTG